AAAAAAGAAGTTACAAACGAAAAAGCAAAACTTCCCCAGCCTACAGGTTGGAGAATGTTAGTTTTACCATTTAAGATAAATGAAAAAACTAAAGGTGGAGTTTTACTTGGACAAGAAACAATCGAAAGACAACAGGTAGGATCACAATGCGGTAACGTACTTGCGATGGGACCTGATTGTTATAATGATAAAGACAGATTCACACAAGGTCCGTGGTGCAAGGTCGGAGACTGGGTAGTCTTCGCGCGTTATGCCGGATCTAGAATAGAGATTGAGGGTGGGGAAGTTCGTCTTCTTAATGATGACGAAGTACTAGCAACTGTGCAAGATCCAACAGATATTTTGCACAAATTTTAACATAGGAAGGACACTATGCCAGAGGAAGAAAAAAAGAAACCGAGTGAAATACCGGTCGATATAGATACATC